TTGCCGAGCGGCGTCACGTCACGCACGAAGCCGCCGATCTGCTGCAGCGCCGTTTGCGGTGGCGTGTACGCCGGCATGGTCCGCTTGGTCTGGCTGCGGTTGCCGCTGTTCGCGGCCAGTTCCAGCGCCACGGCACCGAGCATGCAGCCGTCGACGTTCGGCGCGGCGGCGCACTTGGCGATGGCCTCGGCGCGCTTGTCGGACATCAGCTCGGCGTGGGCATTGTCCTCCTTGAGGAGGTCGGTCTCGCCCTTCACGAGCTTGTCGAGATTCGGGTCGTTCGGAATGCACGCCGTGAGTGCGAGCAAGGCGGCAAGGGTGATCAGGATACGCAGCATGGTGGCCTCCACAGCCCATTCGGCAGCGTGAATGCTGCCGATGGCCTCGGCCAAAAAAGACGGGATCAGCGCGCTTCTCGAACGGTGATGCTGGTGTTCCAGAGCCGGCCGGCGCGGTGCTTGAAGTTGGGCAGCGGGTTGTCGAGCAGGCCGAGGATGGACGCGCGCTGCTTGAACAGGTCGCCGGCCGAGGCGCTGGTGCGCGGCACGATGAGTACGTCGTCGCCGCGACCCACATAGCGTACGAAGTCGTCGAGGTTCTGGTTGTAGCTGGTGGTCAGGCCATCGCCGAACAGCAGGGTTTCGCTGGCCAGCGGGATGGGCGCAGTGATCTTGCGGAACGTGGCGCCGCGCAGCACCGAAGGACTGCCGTAGCGGCCGACGTAGGCGACCTCGCTGGTGTCGTCGTGGTCGATTTCCCAGTCGCGACCGAAGCCGTAGGGCAGATGGATGCCGCGCATGGCCACGGCGCGGCCGATGCTGAATTCCGCGGGATAGCCCGGCGCAATGGCGAACACGAAGTCGATGCGGCTGACGTCCAGCGTGGTCGAAAACACGAAGGGGACAACGAGCGATTCCCGCTGTTCGTCGAGCAGCAGGGCCTTTCCGGTGATGCTCACGGTTTCGAGCAGGGTTGCGCCGTTGTAGGCACGGCATTCGATGGCGCTGACGTTCTCGGAACTTGCCCCGGCAACGCCGGCGAGCGCGGCCACGCGCACGTTGCCGAAACACGCGCACCGGACGATGGCTTCGCCGCCGGTACCGAAGTCGCTGGCGGTGATGGTGACGTTCCGCGCGAGGCTCCGGTACTTGAGGTTGGCCAGCGCGCCGTCGAGAACGAGCGCCGTCACGGAGCCGGTGTTGACCAGCGTGATGGTGGCGCCGCCGATGATGTCCTTGAAGCCGATGATGGCGCCCATTACGCACCTCCAGAATTGAGCCGGCGCGCGATGCGACGCGCAGCGGGGTCGGTCGCCAACTGCCAGCGTGCCGCGCGATCTTCCAGCGACTGGCCCTTGCCTCGAATGCCTGCGCTGCTGCGGATGAAGCGCGGCGGACCATCGAGGACACGGATCGCCTTGGCGCAGTTCCGCGAACCACGCCCGATGCCGACCATCTCGACTTTCCCATCCGGCCTGGGGTGGGCCGTCAGGCGAACTTCGTGGATGGCGCGGATGTCGTCGGTCGCGACGTTTCCGCCCTCCTCCGGGTCGTAGTCGATGACCAGCGGGCGGACGCCGGTCTGCGCTTCGACAGCATCGGCCATGGTCACAGCCCAGGCGGCCGCATGGTCGTCGCCGTGGTTGCCGTTCATGCCGAACATCGGCGCCAACGAGTCTGGGTCAACGATCAGGATGCGCACGGTCATGGGTCACCAAAGGTCAGCAGCCAGCGTGCCGGAATGCGACCCGGAGCTGAGTTTGTGGTTGTGCGGGTCGCCGGCCGAAAGGTTGTTGCCCGTGTCGACCGGGTTATGGCATCCGGTGACCACGATGTTCGTCGTCGACGACGACTTGACGACGTAGCTCACGTAGCCCGCAATGGACGATCCAGAGACGACGGCGACGGGCACTTTCCCGAGGCCGTGGGCGATCGTGTAATCGACGAAGCGCGCGTTGATGGTCACGCTGGCCGATACGGTCGTCACCGAAGTTCGGTTGCCGGTCTCCACCGTGCTGGTGCCGATGTCGCCACCACCGCCGCCGGTGACGTTGCTCGTGAGCGTCACCGATCCGCTGGTCGCATAGCTCGCGCTCGGCGTGCCGGCAGCGTTGCGGGCTTTCACGCGGTACTGGTAGGTCGACCCGATGGCCACGTCGATGTCTTCGTAGCCGGTGGCGCTGCCGGACCAGATCTCGGCAAAGGCGCCCGCGCCCTCCTTGCGTTCCAGCACGTAGCTGGCCGCATTGGTCACCGCCGTCCAGTACACGCGCACCATGCGGCCCATGCCCTGCGCCGCGCTGCAGCTGGACACGTTGCCCGGCACCGCAGCCGTTCCCGGGGCCGTGAAGGTGGTGACGCTGGTGCCGCCGCCGACGCCCGATGCATCGAACGTCGACGCGCTGCTGCCGTCCACACCGAAGCGGTTCACGCAGTAGGCGATCAGCTGATAGACCTCGCCGGGGCGCAGGCCGGCGATGGTCACCGCCGTGGGTGATGCGTCCGACTCGACCGCGCGCTCGGTTTTCCAGATCTCGCCGGTGACGTTGTGCACGGCTGCGAACACCATCCGTTCGCGATTCGTGGCCGGCGGCTGCGCCTGCACATTGATGCTGATGGTGGTGGTGCTGCCGCTGACCACGCTGGCGTAACTGACGATCTTGAGCGCCGTGGGGGCGCTCGGCGGCGTGGCGGAATAGTCGGGCTCGTAGGCCATCACCGCATCCGCCGGCAGCGTGCCGGCGGTGTAGGTGTGGATGGCCGCCGCGTGCTCGCGGCAGGCCAGTTCCAGATGCCCCTGGCGAATGGTCGGCGCTTCGACGAAGAACGTGGTGCCCCCTGCGGGCAACACGTCGTCGTGAATGAGCGTCACCACGGTGCCCGCGCTGGCTGCAAGGCCGCGCGTTTGCGTGGTGAACGTGCGGTTGTATTGCCGGCGCAGTGCCAGGTAACACATGAGCCGGTCGGCGGCTTCGTGGTCGCGCAGGTAGGCCACGGCGCGCGGCTCTTCGGCCACGCCCACGCCGCCGGTCACATTGCGCTTGATCTCGTGCTGCATCTGCCCCGGGTCACGCGGGCTGGGCCGGTATGCAATGGCGACCGAGGCCGGGCGTTCGGTGGTGCTCACGTTCGGCTCTTCAACGTGGTCGCCCAGCTCGAAGCTCAGCGTGCCAATGCTGGCGCTGTCCTTGTCCTGGATCAGCACGTATTCCCCCGCCGCCGAGGCGTTGCGCGCCAAACCGCCGCGGGCGATGAAGGTCAGGTCATCGAGCACGGTGCGCAGCTTGAGCGCCTTGCCGTCGCGACCGTAGCCCGCATCGACCAGCATGCGGTGCGTGGTGGCATAGGTTTCGGCCGCCGACTTCGATGCCGCCGACAACCCGAGCCCGGCGGCCTGCAGCAGCCGGTGGATCTCGGTGGCCACGTTGCGCGACAGCGGGCCGAGCACGTCGGCCTGAATCGTGTATGGACGGCCCTGGAAGTCGATCTGTTCGCCGTCGAAGCACAGCAGGGCGAGACCGGGGGCCTGGATGCTCACGGCGTCGATCACCGCCTCGCCGCTGGTGACGGACGAATGCACGCTGAAACTCAGGCTCTGCGCGGTGCCGTCCGAACACGCGATCAGCTGATGCGTGCGGCCGGCTTCGCACTTCGTGGCCGCCAGCCAGGTGCCCCAGCTCACCGACACCGGGTTGCTGCCCGCCACGGTGAAGCGCAGCACGTAGACGCGGCCCGTTTCGCCGGCCGCCAACGTCTGCGCGATGCTGGCGGTGCTGGCCGCGGCGATGGTGATGGTGCACTGGCTGCTGCCGATCGACACGTTGCCGCTGCCGCTGCGCGTGGCGGTCCAGCTGCCGTTCGTGGCGGTTTGCGGGCGGCTGCCGGTCCATGCGCCGAGCGCCACGTCGAAGCCGCCATCGCCCACGGCCAGCGCTGCGCCGGTGTGCCACACCGAGTAACTGCCGGGCGACACATCGGCTGTGAAGGCCGCAGCGACCGAGGCCGGAATCACCACGTCATTGCGATACACCGCCAGCGGCGTGGGCACCAGCACCAGCGTCCCGTTGAACGCCGATTCGTTGGGCAGGTTGCCGACCAGCGTGACGCTCGTGTTCGGTGCCGAGTAGCTGACCGCCGCCACGTTGTAGCGGCCGTCGTTGCCGGCGGCGCTGCCGGCGATGTAGACGATGCCGCCGACCGCGATGCGGTCGGACACGTCGCCGCTGACGGTGACGATGGCGGTGCTGGCGGTGTCGGCGCTGCCGCCGTTGATGGTGTGGCGGCTTTCGGCCAGTTCGCACAGCCCGAACCACGAGCGCGAGGTGTTGGCCACGGCCACGAGTTGCGGGCAACGGAATTTGAGCGCGGTACCGACGGCCACCGGGATGCACCAGCCGGCGTCGTCGGCACGCAGTTGCGGCCAGTCGGTGGTGTTGTACTTCTGCGTCGGGTACAGCAGGCCGAAGCGCTGGTCCTCGACGTCGGTGAAGCTGAGCGACAGCCGCTGCCGGTTCATGCTGATGGCGGTCAGCGTCATGTACTGCGAGCGCGGGCTGGTGCTGAACGATCCGTCGACCTCCTCCACGATCTCGTCCACTTCGACCAGCGCCGTGATGCCCTCGCGCAGGGTGTTGTCGCGGTACGCCTGGAACAGCAGGTTCGTGTCGCCAGCCGGCGGCGCCTTGTACATCACGACGAGGGTGATGGCTTCGCCCGCGGATAGCGCGCCCGCGGCGAAGCGCTGCGCGATCTCGGCTTCCTGTTCCAGGGCGCCCTCGAAGAACTGGCCACCGGACTCATGGTCGCGTGTGGCCAGCCGGTACGTGGTGGCCCCCACCGTGAAGGTGATGCGGGTGCGGTAGTCGAAGCTGCGATACATCATGTGGCCACCGCCCGGCGGATGCGCGGCGAATTGCTTTCGATGACGCGCAGCACCTGCTCGCCGAAGGCCTTGGCGTCGGTACCGGCCGCGACGTTGAAGACGAAGCTCTGCGTCACCGGCGCGGCGCTGTTGCCGCGCGGGATCACCGGCTCAATGCCCGGATCACCCGGCACGCGCGGATTGCCACCGCCCCCGTTGCCGGGCCCGGTGCCGGGGTTGGTGCCGGTCGGCGTGTTGCTGATGCCGTCGAGGAAGGCGTCGAGGCGGTCGCGGATTTCGCGCAACCGTTCCTGCACCGCGGCGGTTTGTTCGGCGATGAACACGTCGATCTCGCGGCCACCGGTGATGGCGTTGACCTGCGCCAGAATTTCCTGATGCCGGCGCTCGTACAGCACTTCGCCGACCGCCTGCGCCCATTCGTAGTAACCGCGGGCTTCGGCGCGGGCGGCGGCGATGTCCTCGGCTTCCTTGCGATTGATCTCGGCCAGCTCGTTCTGCAGGCGCGTGCGCTCGGTCTCGATCTCGGTGAGGCGCTGGCGGTCGGCTGCGCTCACGTAGTCGATGACGTTGGCCACGTTGTTCGTGGCGTCCACGTTGGCCGACTGCAGGGCATTCAGCTCCTCCTGGAGCATTCGGGCGCGGTCGGCCTGGGACTGGGCCTCGGCGCGCAGGCCGGCGGTTTCGGCCAGCGTGGCGTTGTAGATGCGCAGGTATTCCTCGCTCGGGCGCTGGTTCAGGCTCTGCGCGAACTGCATGCGCTGCTGCAGCAGTTCCAGCAGGCGCTGTGCCGCGGCGGCGCGTTCCTCGCCGGTGGCGCTGCCGTAGGCCGCACGGGCGGCCTCGATGTCGCGTTCCAGCATCGACGCACGGGCCGATTCGGCCAGCGGGTTGGCGGCAGAGAGGCGCAGGTTGGCCAGCAGCGTCTCGGCGGTCTGCAGCACGCTCTGGAACGCCTGGGCCACCTGCAATTCACGCTGCAGGCGCGCGCGTTCGGCTTCCAGCGCGGCGCGCGCGGCATCGGCCGCACCCTGTGCCGCAGACTGCGCGGCATTCATGGCGGCCTGGGCATTGGCCATGATGCCGGCCTCTTCGGCATCGAGCGCCGACAGCTGCGCGGCGATGCGGTCGCGCGCGGCCTGCGCGACGGCCTGAATTTCGCCGATGCTGGCGGCGAGCCACTGGTCGACCGCCGTGATGAACCGGTTGAGGTTCGCCATGGCGCGCTCGGTGTTCTGCTCGTTCTGGACCGACGCCTGCAGGCCCGGCAGGTCGGCCGCGACCATGCCGGCGATGCTGATGTTGCCGCCGTTCGCGTTGATGCGCTGCGCCATCTCCATGCGGAAATTGCGTTCGGCGTCGGCCAGCGCGATCAATTGCTGGCGCAGCTGCTGCACCATCGTGATCTGCTGCTGGTACTGGTTCACGAGCGCCTGCTGGGCTTGGCCAAGGGCGACGGCCGCGCCCTTCACGTCCTTGCTGTCGAGTGCCGCATACAGGCCTTCAACCGCCTCATTCGCCACGTCGTCGAGGCGCTGCAGGCTGTTTTGCAGGGTCACCAGCGGGTCCAGGCTCAGGCTGTCGACGACGCTGCCGAAGTCTTCGATCACCGTGCGCAGCTCGCGCAGTGCGGTGAAGGTCTCCACACGCTCCTGGATGTCGGTGATGCCGTTGAGGAAGCGGGCGAACTCGGGCTCGACGGCGTTGATGACCGCGCGCAGGCGCTGTTCGAGGATCTTCTCGGGGTCGATCGCGCCGCTGCCGCTCTGGTTCACGTCGAAGCGTGCGAGCGCCTGGCGGGCCGCGGCCACTTCGGTTGCGTCCAGCAGCTTGGCGATGGTGTCGTCGAACTGGGCGATGTTGTTCGCCAGCTCCTGAGACGACATGTTGCCCGGCAGGGTCAGGTCGTCCTTGCCGACGTAGATCGAGCCGAAGGCGCTGGTGGCCGAACCTTCAACACGGCCGCGGTTGATGTTGCTGGCGCTGCTGCTGACTTCGAGATAGGGCTTCTGGCTGCTGATGGCGCCGACCACAGCGCCGACAATCGCGCCGATGGCCATGCCGATCGGGCCAAGTGCAGACCCGAATTGCGCGCCCAACGCCAGCCCACTGGCCGCACCTCCCAGTGCAGACACCGCCGTGTTTTCGTTGCCGATGTAGTTCTGGCCGATGGAGCCAACCAAGGAGATTGCGCCGTTCATCCAGTTCGGCATGCCGTTGGCACCGCGCGTGGCCAGACCGTTAGGTCCACCAGTGCCGCCGCCGCTCAGCCACTGGCCGATGCCATCGCTGAACTTCTGGATGCTCTTGTTGAGCACGCCGTCGAGCGCACCCTTGATGGAGTTGGCCAGCGCATCGCCGAAGCTCTGGCCGTTTTTCAGGTTGCCGATGAAGGACTGGAACACGTCTTGAATTGCGGATTTCCAGTTGTCGGCCCATTCGCTGGCCAAGCTGCTGTCCTGGGCCGCGCCGCGCATCTCTGCCCGGAGCCGCATGAAGTCGCGGATGTACTTCTCTCGCTCCGGCCCAACGAGTCCCATCGCAGCACGTTCGGCGTCGAACAGGTCGATCAGCCGCTCGCGGGCTTCGCCGAGGGTGCCGATGAGCTTGATCTCCTCGCGCATGCGGTTCAGCTCTTCCTCGCGCTGCTCCTGCGCCTGGTAGCCGCGGTCGATGAACTGGCGCTCCGAGGCTTCGAGCTGTCGTTTCCGCTCGGCGTTGTTGGCCTTGAGGGCCTGGGTGTTCAGCCCGATGGCGCGGTTGTACTCCGCGATCGAGATGGCCCCCGCCTTGCGCCACTGGATCAGCAATTCTTCGTTCGACGCGTGTTCGCGCTGCGCGATGTTCAGCGGATCAAGCTGGTCGACCAGGTTGGCCACCATGGCGCGATAGTCATCGGCGGCACGCTCGGCTTCGCGCTGCGCATCGGTGTCGGCCTTGCGCGCGCCGGTGAGCTTCTTCAGCTCGGCTTCGGTGCCGGTCAATTCACGGAGCAACAATGCCGCCTCGGCGCGCTGTTCCTTGGTGGCGGCGGTGCTCTGGAGTTGTTCCAGGCGATGGCGCATTACGGCCGTCTCGCCTTCCTTTGCGCGGATGATCTGCTCGCGCTGGTTCACCAGCTGCTTGCGCATCGATTCGAGCACGCCGTCGATGGCTTCGCGCTGCCCGGCGAGGGTGCTGTTATAGCGCTCGTTCTGCGTCGCTGCCGCGCCCAATTCGACGCGCAACACACGCACCTGGTCGGCCATGCCCTTGTACAGCGCGCTGCCCTTGTCGAGACCCCGCATCGATCGTTCAAGGCTCTGGATGTCGTCAACGATCAGGCTCGGATTGTCTTGCCGTGCCGCAGACCGAGACTGGTTGTATTCCTGCTGGATGCGGCGGCTTTCTTCGCGCGCGGCAGCCGCTTGGCGCTGGGCTTCTTCGCCGGTGCGCTGAACGGCATCGCTCAGCAGGTACAGGCCAGCGACCGACGCCGCGATGATGGTTGGCCAACCGCCGACCATCGCGAACAGCCGCGCACCGGCAGTCTGCATCACGGCCATGCGCGTGGCGGCCACACTCGCGCCCGTGGCGAATGACGCGAGCGGCGCGGAGGTGATGGCGATGTCGGTCGCCAACCGACGGAACCCGGCCGACAGCAGGATCAGGCCGCGCGCGCCGGCGACCGTGGCGACCGAGACCATCACAGCATCGAGGTGATCGACCAGGAACGCCAACGCCTCGCCCGCCGTGGACGCTGCGCCCGATTCGGCCAAATCCTTGATCGAGAGCGTGAGGCGACGGGCGGCGTTGGCCATAGCATCCAGCGCGCCAGAGTCGGCCACGATGGTCAGCAGCTCGAACACCGCATTCTTCAGGCGGGCGAACTCGGCGGCCGGGCTGGCCGCTGCCAGCTCGATGCTGGCCGCCGTGGTCTTGCGCAGCTCGGCCGTGAATTTCGGGAGAAAAACATCCGAAGCCAACTTGCCCTCGCTGACCATCTTGACCAGCTGAGAGACCGGCATGTCCATGGCCCGCGCGGCGATCTGCATGGCGCCCGGCAGGCGGTCGCCGAGCTGCTGGCGAAGCTCTTCCATGCTCACCGTGCCCTTGCCGATCATCTGCGCCAGGGCGTTCATCGTGCCCATGGTCGCTTCTTGGGTCAGGTTGTAGACGCGCGAGGCCTCGGTGATGGCGGTGAAGAGTTCGCGGGTGACGCGCCCCTCCATGTTCGTGCCCTTCGCGGACGCCGTGATCATCACGTAGCCCTGGGCTACGTCACGAAACACCACGCCGATGCGCTCGGACTCCGCCCGGAGGAAGGCCATTTCATCGCGCGCACCGCGCGAACTGCCCGCCGTTGCGGTCAGGCCGCGTTCGATGCGATCGAGCGCGAGACCGGCGTCGAGGATCTGACGGCCCGCAAAGGCGACGCCCAGCGCCGCGACGGTGTTGCGTACGGTGTTGAAACTGGAGACCAGGCCGCGGTTCTGTTGCTGCACCCGGTTCGATGACGTGCCGATCTCGTCGACGGCACGCGCGCACCGCCGGGCTGCGGCGGCGGTGTCGTCCATGTCCTTGCTGGTGCGGCGGGCCGAGGTGCTGGTCTCGGCCATTTCGCGCTGCAGCGCATCGAACTGCTCGCGGGTGACCTTGAGCGTACCCGTCAGGCCCGAGCCATCGGCTTTGAGGACAACGCGAACTTCGGCCATGGCTCAGTCCCTTCGATTCAGCTCCGGAAGCGCGATCGCTTCCAGGTAACGCACTGCCTTCAACACCTCGTGGCGGTCCGCTTCCGGCACCCCGAGCAACCCGCACACCGACACGATTTCCGAGGCTTCAATGCCGGTGACGATCCAGTAGCTCTGCATGCCGTCGCTGGCGCTCACCCGCTGCATGCGGCAGTTCGTGAACACCTCGAACGCGAGTTCGTTCTCGGGCAGCAGTTCGAACGGTTCGTCGCCTCCTTCTTCCAGCGTTTCCTCGGCCTGGTCTTGCCAGGCTTCGAGCCCTTCGACCTGCACACCCACATCGCGCAGGTCGTCGAGTTCGTCGGTCATGTCGTCGAGATCGTCCTCGGCACGATCTCGGCGACCGACCCAATTCAGCGCCGCTTCTTCGAGGTTTTCGAACCGGTATCCGCCGGTCGCAATTTCTCGAAAAAAACCTTCACCGTTGCCGCCACACATTCCGGCGACTGGGTGACGAACTGCAGCGCGGCTGCGGGCTCCATGCGGTTTTCACCGTCGAAGATGTCCTCGACGCTGGCGACGGCCTCGGCGAAGACCACGCTGTTCGGCGTCATGTCGTCTTCGAGCAGTTCGTCGATGCGTTCCTGCGTCAGCCGGTTGAAGTTGGCGGTGAAGTCGCCGCGCATGACAGAACCGTCGTCGAGCGTGAACTCGACCGGCACCTTGGCCTTGATGTGGGGGGAAACACGCTTCGCGTTGAACATGGCAATCGCCTTGGTTGGCTTGGGGGATGCCCCGGTACCGCCGGGGCTCGGGTGCACAGCGCCCGCAGGCGCGGCGCGGTTACTTGATGACGATGCGGTAGTCCGGATTCGTGCTGTCCGGCACCAGCGTGCCGGTCACGTCGAAGGTGGACACGCCCTGGGTGTCGGACACCTTGAGGGTGCCGATCTGGCTGGTCGCCGCCGTCACCTGCACGATGTTTCCGGCCGTGGTGCCGATCTGGAAATCGAAGGCGCCGGTGGTGTCGGTGCTGATGTCGGCGAAGAAGTCGTGCGTGCCGATCTCGGGCTCTTCGAACTTCGCGCTGAACTTCGATTCGCGGTCGGTGATCTGGATGCTCTCCTCTTCGGAGTGCTCGTAGAACTCGACCTTCTGCCCGCCGTCGATGCTGATCTCGTGCAGGCCCACGGTCACGCCGGCCAGGTCGCAGTCCACCGTCGAGGCACGGAACGGCACCGGCCTCTGGAAGGCCGTCAGCACCGCGGTGATCGCGCTGGAAGCCACCGGGCCGACATACAGGCCGATGAATTCGAACTCGAAATAGCCGTAGTTCCGCTTGCTGGCGACCATCTTCACCATGCCGCGCGCGCCGGCGATCTTGTGCAGCACCAGGCCGCGCTTGAAGTAGGAGTAGACGCTCGGCACCGATTCGTCGATCGGCGTGTAGGTCACGTCGACGCCGGCATTCACGGTTTCGCTGTGGCCGCAGGCGCGCAGCAGCACGCCATACGCCGGCGCGGTGCCGGCCGCGCCGGAGCCGGCGACTTCCACCTTGAAGCGGACGCGCACATGCTTCCCGACCAGGGTGCTCAGGTCGGCGCCGAAGCTGTCGCGGTCGAGCTTACGGGACAGCGCCTCGCCTTCGAGCGGGTCGATCTCGAGATCCTTGGTCTGGATCGCGTTCAGGGCGCCGGTCGGCGTCGGGTCGTCGGCGTAGAGGGATTCGATCTTCGCGAGCAGGATCTTCTTGCGGAAATAGTTCTTGGCCATGGCGCGTTACTCCCGGTTCGCGAAGTCGCCGCGGCGCTTCACGAAGTCGCGCGGTGCGGGCTGGGTGACGGTGGCGCTGCTCTTGCGGATTTCCTCGCGGATCGCTTCGAGCTGCGGGTCGGCCTTCGCGGTCGCGGCGGCCTTGGCGGGCTTCGAGGGAGCGGGCGCTGCCTTCGGAGCCTGGGCGGTGGTGCGTTCGGGTTCGTTCATGGGCTCCTCGCTCACATCAGTCGGATGGTCCAGTCGGTGGCAATCCAGCCGAACGGCGCATCGAGCTGGCCGGAAAACCCGGCCTTCAGGATGCGCAGGTCGACCAGCTCTTCACTGGCGATGGCTTCGTCGGCCACGGTTTCGAGTTCCTGCAGCAGCTGGAACTCGGCGGCCTCGATGTCTTCGCCGGTCGCGTCTTCGGCCAGCTGGATCTGGCCGACGATCGTGAACGCGAACACGCCGAGGTCGGTCTGGCGGGCACCGCCTTCGCTGTCGTCGTAGTCCGCGCGTTCGTAGGGGTATTCGGTGATGCCCGTCGAGACGATGGTGAACACGCCGGCTTCCAGCTCCTCGCGCGGACGATTCGCGAAGTCCTGGTAGCGGCGCGTGACCACGCGGCCGGGCGCGGCCAGCGCCAGTGCGTCCTTCACGGCATCGAGGATCGCGGCGTAGTTCGCGGCGGGCATCAGCGCGCTCCCAGGCCGGTGGCGACGCGATCGAGCGCGACGCCGATGAGTTCGCCCAGGCGGCCTTCGAAGCGCGCCACGGCGGGCTTGACGAAGGGCTGCGGGCGGATGCCCTTGGCGGCGATGCTCTGGCGGATGAGGAAGGCCAACGACCGCTGCGACAGGCCGGGCGTGCGCGGCGTGATGCCCTTGAGGCGGATCCAGCGTTCGATGGTCGCGACGGCCGGGCGTCCGCCGGGATTGCTGCCGTCTTCGACGTGACTGGCGTACTGCTTGCCCACGGTGACGACGTGGTGCATCGGCGCGACGCGGCTGGGCAGCACCGCGTTCGTCATCTGGCTCGTGAACTTCGGCGCACGCGCCTTGATGGTGTTGGCCAGCTCCACAGCGCCGCGCGCGACGGCGCCATCGACGGCGGCGCCGAACTGCTGCGGCGCCTGGTCGATGACCGCACGGGCGACGTCCAGATTGTGCGTGATGGAGATCTGCATCACGCCGCCCCGTTGAATTCGTGCAGCAGCGCTTCGAACAGGTGCGCCGGCTGGCCGTTGCGCGGCTGCGAACCGGCCGCGCCGGAGCCGGCACGCAGTGTCACCGGCTTGATGAAGTTGCGGAAGGTCAGCTCGCGCATCGCTTCCACCTGCGCGCGAAGAATCACGAGATTCACGTCGCGCTCGGCGATGGTGCACTCGGCGTCGGTGAGCGTGTGCGCGGCGAAGTACCAGTAGCGGTAGGTGCTGCCATAGGCCGCGATCTGGCACGCCGTGGGTGCGGGAGACAGCACCAGCATGGGTGCGTCGTCGTCGCCGGTGGCGAGCGTCAGCGTGGGCAGCGGGCCGCGCGGCAGATTCCACGGGGCTTCGCCGCTCAAGCCCCACAAGGCCGACTTCGGCAGCAGCAGGTCGGCGGGAACGGTGGTGTAGGTCTGCTGGTCGGCCACCAGCGTCAGCTCGCCCACCTTCGTGCGCGGGCGCTTGCCCAGCGCCAACGCACGCGCCGCCGCGTTCAGATGCCGCTTGAAGTCGGCGTCGTGCGCGTCGGTGAAGACGGACGCGGCGTCGTTCAACGACGCCTTGTAGTCCGTCAGCAGGTTGGCGAACGTGACCGGCATCGATCAGTCCTTCGGACTCGCAGCGGCGCGGCGCAGCTTCTCTTCGGCGATGGCCTCGGCCACACCCTTGCGGGGCTGTCCGTCGGTCGCATCGGCGCCGTCGAGCTTGAGCACTTCGTCGAGCTCGGCGTCGGACAGCGTCGGCAGCGCGGCCTCGATGTCCTTGACCTTCTTCTTCACCAGCTCGGCCAGCGGGTTCGGCGCGGCCGGTCCGGGCGCGGCTTCTTCCGGCGTGGCATTCGGCACCAGTGAGGCATCGACCATGCGCGTCTCGCCGGGGCGAATGACGCGGCCGCCGATGTGCTGGTTGTGAGGCTTGTTGTTCGTGTACGGGACCAGATTCATGGGCTACTCCGAAGGGGCGGCGCGGGGGGGGCCGGCCCGGGGTGAGGGGGGGGGGGGTGAGG